AACCGCGCACGCCACCGGTCAGTCGGCACTTCTCAAACTTGCGTGTGGCCATCAGTTCCGAGAAGCGCTTGACCGATCCGACGAATTCGCCCGCACGCTCGGCCCACTCACGCCAGTCGGAAAACAGGTCGGACACGCCTTCGCGGCTGGTCTTGGCCAGCAGGCAGCGTTCTTCGATCCATTGCCCGAGCGCGTCCTCGGCCTCGAAATATTCCTCGGTCGCCGACACCACGCTGGCTGGCGGCTTCAGCCCTTGCTGTTGCCAGCGGCTGCAGCCCTCGACCGCCCACGCCAAAATGCCATCGCGCTCCTTGAGCAGTTTGTCGGTCAGCCTGCCGTCCCGCTTTTCGGGCGGAATGGTGACCGTGAACGGAATCAGGTGCAGACGACGCTTCATCGCCTCGTCCACGTTGCGGATCGATGGCTTGTGGTTGCCCGCGATCACCAACTTGAACTGAGGCACGTACTCGAAGAAGTCCTGGCGCATGAAGCGCGCCGACACCTTGTCGCCGCCCGTGATCGCCTTGACCTTGGACTCGTTCCAACGCCGACCCTGTTCGGTTTCGATGGAGGACACGAAGCGTGCGCCGCGCAGTCCGGCCAAATCGGTCGGGTGCCGGTCGTTGCGCGCGTCCATGAACGTGTCCATCGGCGCGTTGGCCGCGTAGTCACCGAGGATCGTGGTGATCACGTTGACGAACACAGACTTGCCGTTCGCGCCGGTGCCGTACAGGAAAAACAGCGCGTGCTCGCTGGTGATCCCGGTCAGGCAATAGCCCACCATCAGTTGCAGGTAGGCGATCAGATCGGCATCGCCGCCGGTGACGTCGGCCAGAAACCCATGCCACGTTGGACAGTCGCCCTTGGGGGTGGCCGTGCTGACCTTGGTCATCCGGTCGTCGCGCCGGTGCTCGCGCATCCGGCCCGTGCGCAGATCGACCACGCCACCCGGGGTGTTGAGCGCCCACGTATCGGCATCCCACTCCTCGGCACTGGACGCGTGCTTCGGATCGGATCGGGCAATTTTCTCGACCGCCGAGATGGTCGACGAGCTGGCGAGCTTGGCTTTCTGCCTTGGGCTCTCTGCCTTCAGCGATGCGTTACGGCAGATGCCACGGGCCAGATGCGAGACGTAAAGCATCTGATCGGCATTCCAGCGCACGCCCGTCCACACCAGCCACTTTCCCCACAGCGCGCAGTAGCGCCAGTCCTGACCATAGCGACGGGTGAAGGCGGTCGACAGTCCGTCCTCGGTACTCCAGTCGATGCCCGTCAGCAAATCCGGCGGCGCAATCTCCTCAACGGAGCGCATCACGGGCAATCGCTCACCAACAGCAAGGAAGCCAGCCACGTCAAAACCATCAGGAATGGCGTCGGCAGCGTCCCAACCCTCGGGCCGGTCATCGGGTGGTACGAGGATGGCGACCGTGGTTGCACCGGCGTGCAGAACAGCCTGCGAGGCGCGGTCGGCGTAATCCCAGCCCGGTGCGTCCCGATCCGGCCAAATCAGCACCGACTTGCCAGCCAGCGGTTGCCAGTCAGTTTTATCGACCGGAGCGTTTGCGCCGTGCATTGCCGTGGTCGCCACCACACCGGCATCGATCAGTGCCTGCGCACATTTCTCGCCTTCGACCAGGACGATGTGGCTGGCGGCAAGCAAACCCGATTGGTTGTACAGCGGGCGTGGCTCGGGCGGGGCCATCTTGCGGCGCTTGGCATCCCACGGCCGGAATTCCTTTTTCCGGCCCGGTGGGTCGTAGCGGTAGACAACGGCGATCAGCTTGCCGGTGGCGTCGTGATAGTCCCACTTGGCAGTCGCGGGGCCGAGATCGTCGGTCGGCGCTGCCGGTTTGGCCTTGCGTGTTGGTGTCGACCGCGCACGCCCGAGCAGATCACTGGCTTGCTGCAGCACCCGAGGGAAGTCGGCATGGATGCTGGCTCCGAGGTAGGCCGCGATCAAATCGAAGATGTCGCCACCGTCGCCGTTCGCGCGATCCGTCCAGAGTCCGGCCTTGTCGCCGGTCAGCACCACCTCGAGGCTGTCGCCGGGACTGCCCAGCACGTCGCCGATGAGAAACTTGCCCTGGCGCTTTTTGCCCGCCGGGAACATCGTGGTTAGTACCGACTCCAGCCGTGCGATCAGTTCCGCGCGAATCTCGTCGCGTTCAGCATCGCGGTTTTCGGTAGGTAGGGAGATGTCGTTGAAGTCGATCATTCGGCTCCCTCGTCTGGCGCTTTGCTGGCGTCGCGGCCATGCGGCGCTCTGCTGCTGGCCGCCCATGCGGAAAGTTCGGACATCCGGTAGCGCACCAAGCCGCCGAGCAGGTAATGCGGGATGCGGTATTTGCTGCGCATCGTTTGATCGGCAAACCAGTAGTACGGCAGGCTCAGTGCGGCCGCCGCCTGCTTGGCGTCGATCATTGGTTCGTCGTCGGTGACGCCTGTGTTGTGGTCATTCATGATTGCGTTCTCCAGCAGCGGTCTTGCCACGCGCACATCCGGCATTCGAAGTGGGTCTGGTCAGCGAAGGCGCGCGGCAGGAGTTCTGCTGCCTCGGTTGCCGTGATCACCTTCACCGCCCGATCCGACATGCGCTGGGCAAGGGCCGCATCAAAGGGGACGAGCTCGACGTAGATCTCCATCGTGTCGGCGTTCACCGCCGTGAAAATCGCCGGGTTTCGCGCAAGTTCGAGATAGGCCTGATACAGCGCGACTTGCGCCGCGTAGACAGGCTTGGAAATGGCGAGCCGGTTTTTCTCCAGATCGCGCCAGGACTTCGAGCCGAGGCACTTGTTTTCCCAAAGGGCCGGGTAAGCGAAGCCCTCGGGGCCACCGACGAACACGCCGTCGATGTGGCCCTGCAGGCGTCCGTCAGCCACTGAGAAACCGAACTGCTCGAAACTTCCATCAGGTAGGGCCTTGTGGGTACGCAGATCGAAACCCGCGTCCCGCAGCCACCCGACCATGCACTCTTCGTTGACGTGGCCACGCTCGAAGATGCGCAGCAGCCGTCCGGAAGGGGCGCGCCCGTGATCGACGGGGGCCTTGGCGTACTCGAACTGCAGCGCGCGCTCGCAGGCCACGCCCAGGCGCGAGGCTCCAAGGTACTGGCGCTCGGACTGGCGTGCGCGGGCCTGCTGCATCCCGGCGTCAACCAGCGCCGTGACCTGGCCGCAGAGGCTTGATGCGGAGTTGAAGTCGATCATGGCTTCGCCTCCCGGAATGTCTTGTCTTCCAGATCGGAGAAGCCGAAAGGATCGGGCGTCGAGGCCATGCCGCGCACGGGCGGGCGCTTGGTGGCCTCGTGGTGCGCGACCATCGCGTTTGACCAGCAGGTGACGATGGCGTCGATGACGCGAAGCGCCTCGGCCTCGGAGTAGTCGCCCAGCGGCTTGGCGAACCCGATCTCGCCCGCTGCCTCGCCGAAGGCCTTGAGGCACTGGCGCATGGCGGCCAGTTCGACATCAGAGGGATCGATCATGGCGACCTCCGTCTTGGTGACGCGCCCTTCCTGCACGCGCGTCCAGTGGCCATACATCTGGTGAAAGACGTCCTGGCAGCGGCGCGAGCAGAACACCCAGTCCAGGGGATAGCGCCGGGGATCGCCCACACCGTGGCGGTTGTCGGTGTGGCCGTAGCCCCGGGCCTGTCGTTTGCAGACCCAGCATGTCATCGCCCCCCTCACTGCGCCCACGACGGTTTGCCCGCCACGGGTGCGCGTTGCGGAGTCGGCGCCTGGTACGCGGGCGCGGCCTGCGCCGGAGCCCCGGAAGAGCCGCCGCCCGAAACCTTGGGTGGCACGCCCATCAACCTGGCGTAGTCGGGGTGATCGGGTTCGACCGCGACCTTGACCACGTTGCGGTCTTGTCCTTTGCCGTCCTTCTCGACGTCCACGCGGGCGAGGAACTCCAGGCCGTCGAGCTCGTGAAAGCCCTGGATGCGGCGCGCGGCGGCGGCCTGCGGGCTGTTGTCTTGCGGATGGACGTTGCGCGCGCTGTTGAGCACGGCGCGGATGAAGCTGCGCCCCATCTGGCCCCAGGTCGGGCCTTTCTGCGAGTGCAGGCCGATGTTTGACCACATCTTGCGTTTGGCGTACTCCCCGCCGGTGATCACGAACTCGGCCGCCAGATACACCGAGCCGGTCTCGAAGCTTTGCGTGGCATAGCCGCCCGTCCAGCCCTGGCTTGGGTCGTCATAGCCGCCGGGCTTGATGTTCATGCGCATCGGCGCGATGACGCCCTGGGGGATTGGGTCGAAGCCGGACTGCTGGGGATCGGCATCCTGAAAATCAAAATAGTTGGACGACATAGTGTTTACTCCTGAGGGTCGATGTGAATGGGGTTGGCGGCGCTGGCGGGCGTGATGGATGTGCCCGCGCACTTGGCGATCAGCGCGCCGAGATGCGGAGGCTCCAGCAGGTTGAGGCGACCGCTGCGGTCTTTGGCGGGGAAGCCGTAGGGATTGACGGTGTGCGTGACGAAGGCGCGATACGAGCTGCCGTCATCGGCCTTGAGCTCGGCCAGCGTCACCACCTCGTCGACGATCCCGGGCAGCTCAAGGCTGGTTTTGCTGCCTTCGATCTGTGGCACGAACACCTTGCGATTGAAGTCATCCAAGCGTTCGTCGAGGATCGCAACGAAGATCACGTTCTTGCCCCGGGCGTGTTGCAGGTGGGTCAAGGCACCGATCATTTCCTGCCCGAGCAGTCCGTAGGCCGCGCGCAGATCAGGCTTGCCGGAACGGTCGCTGACCGCACCCGGCTGGGCCTTGCACCACGCGAAGCACTGGCGCGACAACTGCGTGATCGAGTCCAGGAAGAAGGTCTGGTAACGATCCAGTTGCGTGGCATCGCCAAATTTCTCGATGACGTGGTCGTAATGCGCCTGCGAAAACGCGCTCTCGGCAGGCAAGGACTTGTCCGGGCCCGCGAGGAACACGAAGAAGTCGCGGCTCTC